CTGCCACGTAGGACCAGAAGCTGCTAGTGCAACTGCATATGTATCTGTTTGATTCCACTTGTACATTTGGCTGGAATCTTTACCAACTGCAAAGTAAAGAGTGTCAAGCCATTGTGTAATGCTTGCACCATTTGTTGACTTTACAGCAATGTCGGTAAAAACAGCATATTCTATTGTTGAAAAATTATTACCAGACGATTGATAAATCTTTCCATCTGTAGAATTTTCTTTACCAGTATTTAATATTATTCTTGGTGAAGCTGTGTCTTTATAATTAAACAATCCTTTTGGATTCCAGTTACCACTAACTTGTGTAGTGTGCTTTTTTCTATAGCCAGCGCGGCTAAATATACCACCGCGTGGGTCTACATCAAGATTGAGAATAAATGGTGATTCATTCTTTGCTAGCTGAAACTGGTCAGCACGAAAGTTAAGTCCACCAGTAAAATCTCTAACTTGGTCAAAAAGAATTTGGGCCATTTAGAATGCTACTCCGAGTGGGTTTGGACTACCTGGCAATACTGTCATGCCCGTACCAAATGGTGCAAAATCATATGCTTGAAGTTGTAAACCACCCGACATAATAAGTTGTCTGTTGCTCGATGGTGCAGTAAGATTTCCTTGAATAACTGCAATGCCTCTTTCAAAGCTACGCATGTATTCGTTTGCCATCTCTGGGTCTTCCTGGAATTGGAAGATGCGAGCCATGACATAGTTAATTAAAGGAAGTTGTAGTTGTGGCGAAATATCAATTGGGTCGCCTTCGTTTTGCATCCATGTTAATGATGGATTACGGAAACCTCTAATGGTAAAAGAATAATTATTATCAGGCTTTGGCCAAAGGTTTACTTGGTCAGCCCATATTGAGAAATATGATGGAAGACCTTGTTGGTCAGAAGTTCCAACCCAGATTGATTCTGCTCTAGCTTGGTCAATGTAAATTAATGAATTGCCTTGATAATTTGTATCGGTATTTATTACAGCTGTTATTTGCGCTATATCAGTAATAGCTTTTGTTGAACTTCCAATTGCAGTAGGTTGCGTTTGTACAAAAGATGTATAAGCTCTAACGTTTTCGACTACACCAAGCCCATAAGTTGTTTGGTAGTACGGCCAACGATTGCTTAAGGCTACAACTTTCTGAAAACCTTCTTTAATAAAACCATTAACAAGGTCTGTTGAGATATCGTCATTTTCATCAAAGCCAATATCTAAGTCGGAAAGTTCACCAACAAACGTGCGCATTTGCGCAAGCGTAAGGTTGGCACTTGCAAAGTTTATAGCCATTTAAAACTCCTACTCTGAGGCTTCTTCTTTATTATTTTCTTCTTCTTTTTCACCAAGTTTATTTAATGCATTCAAATGACCAATGCAGTAGTCTGTGCCTTTTGCTTTTGGTGCCTTGCATTCTTCTTCTTTTTTATTCATTGCTTGGCATAAACCGCGCTTGTAATGTACACCACCGTAAGCAATCCCTGATGGTGGAGCAATCTCTACACCCGAGCCGTGATAAGCTAAACGACCGTTACCCACATGGCGTGTTCCTTCTACGGTTCCATATGGTTGTGTGCCAGCTAATCCCTGGCTTTGGCTTTGGAATTCTTTGTTCATATTTTGTCTCCTTCGTTATTAAAAAGTGTCTTATTGTAGAACATGCCACCAGAGGATATTAACCCCTGGTGGCATGTGTCCTAGGTAGCTAAATTAGGCTTCAACTGGCCAGTCAATGCGGCTCCATGTAAGGACAGAGCTTGCACCCTGTACTGTGCATGTGGCGCTTACAGCATCTTCTCTAATGCCACGAATAACAATCGTGCCATCTGCCGAAGGTGAAATTACACCCTCAACGATTGCAATGTTATCTGCGGTAAATGCAGAGCCTGTGGTTTGAGCAGCTGCTGGAAGGTCATAAGCGTTGCCAAAGTTTACAGCTTCAGCTGTTGCTGAAGTTGAAACTTCTGAACGGTAAGATATAACCGATGCTGTTGGACCATTTACAGAAAAGTTAACTCCTGTGCTAGTCGCATTAACATCGTATACAACTTTTGCATGGAACTTGTATACTTCGCCTGCTTTGCCGTAAAAGGACAAGCCTGCTACGTCAGTGTAGGTTATGGCAACAGTTGTGTTATCCTCTCCTACTACTGTTCTTTCTACTATGAATTTATTTGTAGTCATGATTATTACCTGTTCTCTCTAATCAATCATGTTGATTGAAATTGTTGTTTGTTTGTTTTTATAAATAGCTGGCACTGGGAGAGTTGCCCGAAGGATGACAACCTTTAAACTCCCAGCACCAACTACATCTTTACCTATTACGCGTAGGTAGCGTCTGCTGTCAAGTAACCCTGACGTTGACGGTTGCTGCAGGTCAACTGACCATAGGCCAACACGAGGGCATAACGGGCGTCAACGCCTGCTACAGTGCCGTTCATGAAGTCTGTGGTGGTGAACCAGTAACCATTCAAGCCGGTGAGCTTGAGGTACTTCGTGTTAAGGAAGTACATCGGCGCATCGGAGGTGTCAACTGCCAATTCAAGGTCAAACACGATTGGTGTCTGCTTGAACATCAAGTTCTGGAAACCAGCATTTGCCTTAGCAACGTCTTGGTAACGAACGTTATTGGTTAACAGTGACTCATACTTCTCGAACAAGCTGGTGTTCGTGACGATAAGGTCAGGAACATCAGAGCCCTTTGAAGCACGGTTGTATACGTCAGCCATGTTCTGAAGTGCAAGTGTTGCACCCATCGTGGTTCCCTGTGTTGGGTTCCACCATGTGTTTGTTGTTGAGTCAATGCCACCGACTGTGTTGTTCTGGGTAGCAACTATGTTACCAAGACCATTGAAGTCGCTTCCAGCTGATGCTGAACCATAAAGCTGCTCGTTAAGAGTTGTCTTAAGCGACATTTCAGCTTGCATGATTTTAGCATTCAACAGTTTGATGATTGCCTCGGTGCCACGGTTCTTTGCTTCTTCAATACCGCTGATTGCGATAGAAGCAGCCATCTGCTTCCAATCGTACTCTGCAGCTGAAATGCCTTCCTGTGGGGTAAGGTCAATTGCATCGTAGCCACTGTATGTTGCAACAGTATCGTTTACTGCGTACATCAATGGTTCTATGATTTGGGTGCCGCCCTCTTCAACACGGACACGTCCGCGCTCATTGAGGTGGTTAAGAAGGACAAGGTCCTTGAAAATGTTATCAACCAGCGTTGGCTGGTAGTTTTGCAACGTAGTTGATAACAGTGAATTAAAGTCGGGATTACCGGCCATGTTAATATCTCCTGTTTGTTGTTGTTTGGTTAATAATTTAACGTCTTCTTAGCCTGTTCAAAGGCTTCAAAAACTGACGTTGGTTTAGCAGCTTTTGGTGCGGCTGAATTTTTGTTGGCAGAGCCACCAGAAACCACTGATGCTGAACGTTTTGCTTCAATTCTAGACTGTTCTTCTGCTAGTTTCTTCTCTGCCTCTGAGGCTTTAGAATAAACTTTATCAAAAGTAATCTGTTTAAAGATTGCTTCTAAATCAGTCGAACCTGTTGTTAGAGCTTTAGCTACGATTTCATCAGCGTTAAAGTCATCACCATATTTGCTTTGCAAAGAATCGATAGTTCTAGTTAACTCATCCATAGCTTTTGATTGCTCGAAAGCTGCAATGCGTTGTTCTAACTGTCGAAGTTGCTTTTCAGCTGGGTCTAACCATTCCTCTTCTTCAGGAATTGCTGCAACCGTTCCTACACCGTAGTGCTGCTGTAAAGCCTGCAAGGTGCCTGCTGGGTCGTTTTGCAGAGATTCTGCTAACGTTGCTGCAAACTGTACTTGCTTTCTTTGTTCGCTAAGTTCCTGTGTCTTACGGGTATAATCCGCTTGACGCTGGTACCCAGCTAGAGCCTCCTTAACGGGAACCGATACCTCTTCGCCATCCACTTGGAGTTTGACGTATTTATCGCCAACCTCTGTGTAGTCAAAGAAATCTAATTCTTGTTCTGGAGTTTCTGCTACGACCTCTGTCACTTCATCAACTTGTCCGTTTGCGGCGGGGTCAACTACGTTTTCAGGGTTAGCAATATTATTATTATCTGTCATTGATGGAGTCCTATCCTTCGTTGGTTATTCCTATTATAAGCATTAAGCCTACACTATAGATATTTTCTTTACCTATCTTTTACTGTCCACCTAATAATGCTTGTAATACTTCAGGCGGTAGTCCTTGTAGAGAAGCTGCTGGGTTTGCCCCAACCTGTGGTGCTGGACCTTGGATTGGTGCCCCAGGTATCATGCCAGGTGGTAACTGTGGTGGCATACCTTCCATCATCTCTGGTGGCATACCCTCCATACCTGGTGGCATACCAGCCATTTCTGGTGGCATACCAGCCATTTCTGGTGGCATTGGTGGAGCTTCTGGTTCTGGTGGTGGTTGTTCTTGCAAGAATGAACCTGGGTCTTTTACCCCAAATCCTTGCGACAATACGTATTCTGCCAACTTTGGCAAGTTAACAAGTCCAGCTTGGGCAAATGGTTGCATTGCTGAAACAATCTGTAATGCCATATCTCTGCGGAAAGCTTCGTTTCTTGGAGCAGTTGAACCTGCCTCAACATCAAAATCAAACTCACCAGATATATAATCTTTATCAAATGTTAACCAGACTGGAGCATTTTCGGTGCCAATTATTCTTACAGTCTGCTCTCCAGTTAAAAACTGTTGAGCTAGCATTATAAGATTAGAAGCGCATTGAGCTATAGCATTTTCAATTGACACAAGCTTTTCAGCCACTCTAGCATTACCAGCTTCAGCAATGATTGATGCTTCGCGGGCAGTTCTAGTTGTTTCTGGGATTGCACCACGCTGGTATTCAGATACACCAGATACACGGTCAATGTCATTTTGAATTAAAGTTGACTGATTATAAAATTCAGGTGGGTTAATTAACGCCGGCATTGGAACAACAACGTTATTTAAGTTCTCACCAGTCTTAACTGGAACGATAACGTTATCTTCATCTGATGCTAAAGCCTGACGACCATCATCATCGAATGCTGATTCCTGGAACAACCACTTACGGCTGTAACGCTTTCTGTGCAACATCATCTGTGTACGAGTTTCATTTAATTCGTACTGCAATGGCTCGATTGCTTCTAGTTCACCCATTGGATAAAAGAATCCAGGGATTTCATAGTTGCGCAACATAAAGAATGGATGGCCAAATACGTATGGCATCTTTACTGGTTTAATTAAGAACTTGTCTCCACCTGAATTAGAGAACACGCACATCTCACCAGTATCAATATTATAATATTCATATATGTCGCAATAAGCTTCATCTGGATTAGAACCACCTGCATTTTGCGTTGTCATGTTTCCATTATCAACATTTCCATATTTCTGATAAGAAGATGGACTTAGTTCTTTTCTTGCGGCGGCATCGTAACGCTTGTCAATCTTTGCATCTTTTAAAGGACGACGAGTACGTTGTGCAATCCAACGCATATCATTCATACATGTTGCATCTGGGTCAACAAACATTTCAAATGGGTCAACGCGCTCTAAGAATGGACGGTCTTCTCTGATAATAAATGTTGATTCAACATCATCAGTAGTTTCTGGGCCGGCAGCTTCATCAGCACTATCTTGAATATCATCAAGCTTTTCTTCTTCAACAAATCTATAACCAGTTTTAACCCAGCCATGACCAATAATTAAATAGTCTTTTACTGCGCGCTGGAACTCTGGCTGACAACCATAATGCTGCCACCAATAGTTAATAATAGATTCAGTTAAAATAGCTTTATCTGCATCTTCTGGTCTGCGCGGATTAACATTAATCTTTGGACGACCAATAGAAACGGCTGGTGCTAAAGTGTTAATAGTTGAAAATGAAATGTTTACAAGAAGTCTATCGCTAGTTGAATAACCACGATATTGTTTACCACGATAAAGGTTAATAAGCCTTTGCCAAAGTTGGTCATAGTTTTCACCTTCGCGCCATCTGCTGGAGTAATCTATATTTTTTCTATAGCTTGATAATTTATTATAATTTGATTCGCGTGCCATATTAACAATCCCACTTCTTTAATGCCAACGCTTTGCGGGTTGGTCTTCCTTTTGCATCCTTCATTGGTCCAGGCATGCCACCCATTCTAGCACAGAAGGATTTTCTTCTTGCTGCGGCCTTTGGTGACTTCTTTGCTTGCTTGGCAGATACTGGCGGCTTAAGATTCATGCCTTCTGCTTTTGCAGATGCGCGACCTTTAGCATTAAGTCCACCTGAAGGATTCTTTCCTTCTTTTCTTTGCCATGCAGGAGTCTTAGCCACTACTTACCTTTAGCTGCTCTCATGTTGTCTACAAGATTTGGATAAGGGCGTCCTGCTTTTTTAGCTGCAGCTTTAGCTGATGCCTTTTGTGCTGGTGTAAGTTTCTTAGGTTTGCCTAATGACTTAGGACGTGCCTTTTCCCAAACTGGTTTACTTTTTTTTGCCGCCATTTTTCTTCTTCTTTCTAGGAGTATAATTCTTAGTTGTTGTTGAAGGAAGTGCAGGATACTTTGGATTACCTTGCATTGGTATTTGAAACCGCTGTAACAACAATCTCTACGTTACCAACAAAACCACCTGCTGATTTAACAACAAGAGTAGTTAAACCTGCAACTGGAACTCTAGCAGTCCATACTTCAGTCGATGGACTTGAACCAGCTTCTGAAGTAACTGCAGTTGTCCAGTTTGTGCTATCTAGCTCTTGTACTGCAATAGCGGTATATGCTGTTCCTGTGTTGGTTGCATAGAATTCTATGTTGCCGTCCCATATGCCAGAAATTCTAATGACAGCATCTGAATAGTCTGCAACTCCAAAAGTTCTTTCAACTGAAGCACTTGTTAGTGTTGATGTATAAGTTTGCATTATTTACCTTTAACTTTCTTTTTAGTTTTTGTTAATCTTAGCTTCTTCAGCTGCTTTTTTGGCATTACTTCTTTTTGCCCTTTAATTTCTTTTCAGCTTTTTTATAAGCCGCGCCTACTGGACTTTCAGTAATAGCAATCATTATACCAAATTTTGGTTTAACTTTACCTTTTTTCATTTCTTTTTTCCCTTTTTCTTAGCAACTATTAAAGCTGCTTTAGCTAATGAAAGTTTTTTTTCTGCTTTAGATAATTCTTTCTTTGCAGTTTTTACTGCGGGAACTTCAATCTTTTTAGACTTAGGCTGTTTACCTACTTTAGCAACAGGTGCTTTTTTAATTTTAGCTCTCATCAATTTTCTTTCTTCTTGTTTTTGCCATGTGCCACGAAATATGATTATCTAATTTGTCATCAACCTTATCTACCTTACCAGCAACCATTTTTAATAGTTCTCTAGCTTCGGCATGTTGGCTAGTGTTTTCTTTTCTAAGGCTTTGGACTACAACAACTAGTGGTCCACCAATAACAGCAACCACTACCGGCACTAGCCATTCCATTAGATTAGTTCTTTCCTTGTGCTTATTTTTTCAACATTTGGCATGTTTGCATACATATCTTGTGTTTCCTTAATGGTTGAGTTGTTCCACGAAGATTGCCCATATTCAACACCCACAAAGCCAAATCTAATGCCTTTGACGTGACATGCAAAGCAAATCTCACGCTTTAAGTCATTTTCTGATTTTAATTCTCTCGAACAGTTAGTGCATTGCATATAAGTCCCTATTAATAGAAATTTTCTTTACATTGAATCATTATACCAGTTAAACTCGCCTATCGTATATCTTTCTTTTTCGGTAACAGGCTTTTTAACTTTGGCGGCAAAGAAGTTTAGAGTACCCCATGGAGCATCAGACTTAGGGCTGTATTCTGGCAGCCAGACATACTTAAGCATCTGGTTGGCAATGGCTAGGCTCATAACTCTGTCGTCGTGTGGAGAACCATGGGTTGAGCCATTGTCATCACGGACAAAGGTTTTAAGTTCAGCAATCGTATACTCACAACGAATATCTAGAACACCATCTCTAATATTAGCGTTTAGTTCATCTACTGCCAGTGGCTTTGTTAATGTTGTTGTGCGCCAACCCAATGTTTCTGTGGCTTCTGCGTGTCTTTGGTTTAGTCTGCGCTGTCTATAAAGATTATGATAATTAGATTTATTTAAAGCAGTTAGGGTTGTTAAACCGTGGTTATTGGACTCAACACCAACCAATGCCTCATTGTAAAAGAATCCAAGGGCATAAAGGACTTCTTCACCAAACCTGTCAGGGTCAACGTGTCCATGCCAGTGGGCTACTACAACACCGGACTTAGCATCAATAACATGAGCAGTAGAGTAGTCGCCTCTAGCCAATCCTTCAGCAACGTCGGCACCAATCACATATCTGGCTCCAGCCTGTGGAAGCTGCCAAACAGATAACGGTCCACCATCTTGGTCAAACATGTATGAGTTTCTCATGTCTGAGAGTTTTTTATTACGACCCTTTTTAGGAATTGATGTTTCAAATCTATTTAAAGCGTCAATGTCAAACACTGGTCTGCCAGAACGAATAAAGGCTTCTTCAGGATTTGATGGGTATTCCTGGTGCAACTGCCATGGTGGTAGTTCTGCAGCTTGCGCGTCATACCAGGCTTGGTCACGACCAGATGCCGACCATGGAAAGAATATGCCTTTAAATCTATTAGTATTATTCTGTGACCCTTGCCACAATTGAAAGAATATATTGCCTTCACCCTTGGCAGTAGATAGACAGATTACTCGACCACCTACGTCTGCAATTGGCTCTATTGATGCCCAGGCTTCCTCAGGATTGGGCAAGAACGCCATCTCGTCGATTATAGCCAAGTATACCGATTCACCTCTAGCAGGCTCGTTAGCAGATGGCATTGATTCAATTACAGAATCATTATTAAAAGACATCTTAAGAACGTTGTTTTGTAATAGTTCAGGACCAGACAATCTCATCCAGTCAGGTATAAATTTATAAATATACTTAGCCTTTTGTAAAAGCTTTGTAGCTTCACGTTCAGTCTTTGAAAGCATAACTACGAATCTGTCTGGCCAGAAGAAACATAACCAGAAGGCATAAGCTGCAGCCAGGGTGGAGAATCCAATCTGACGAGCTTTTAATACTATGCTATATCTTTCACCTAACCATACTTTAACAGTTTCTTTTTGCGCGTCCCTTAATACAAAGGCAATGCGTCCTTTATTAGGATGTTTAATAAATGCATAGTTTTCACAAAAGAAAGCAAATGCTTCTGCTAATTCTTCTGGTGTTGCGTCCTCTGGTCCACGGCACTTACGGAAATTGTATTCATTAACTAAATCAGTTAACTGCATTAGATGTTTCTCCAGAACTCTAGTCCTGAATAACGTCTTATTGTTTCTGGCAAGAACACGTCTTCTGGTCTACGGGAGATTTTTTGTACTGTGGGGCGAATCGTGTGTAAATGTTTAATGCGTGTAAGACTGTCTTCGGAGATACCTGAGATATCTTTAATGTTTTCAAATTCATGATTGTATTTCTCAATTGCCAAGTATTCATATATTTTATTAATTTCCTTCTCTGGGTTGTTTATAAAATCATCGTAGTCTACAAAATGAAACAAGTGCCTATATTCTGGAACTAAAGCATTCTTCATAAAATTTAAACTTAAAGAAACATCTTTATCATGTCGCATTAAGAATTCAGCTCTTCTATCTGCTAATGGTTTATCTGCAAATGTTGTAGCCAATACTTGCTCATCCATTTGGTTGTTTTTAGAATCAGGGTGAGCATTAATAATTGTGTCAAAAGAAGTTAAAACATCTAGAACATTTCTTACTGGACATATTATTTTAACATTCTTAGTAATATATTTAGTTATAACTTCTACACCTGTTGGGCTTGGCCAATTAAGATTCTTATCAATAATGTACTTGGCTGGCTTGTCTTGGTAAAACGCATGCGGTATAGTTGCAATTACATTATCTATTTCTGTACTTGTATTGTAATCTATATTTTCTAATTCATTATGGCTTTGTGATTGCGTGACCATCATTCTAAACAATGGACTTGCCGGCGATACCCAGATGTCTGGATTCTGATTTAATATTTGACTAATAATAGTTGCGCCAGAACGTTGCATTCCAGCTAAGAAAAAGAATTCCTTCATATTGTTTCCTTCGTAATTTAATTATGCGTTTGTTGCCATTACATACCAGCTAGTACCATCATACACTATTGTAGCGAATGTTCCTGCAACACCTTTACAAATCTCATCTTGTAATGCTCCACCATTATGGGCATAAACGTTGCTTGATGCTGAATCAATTTGATGGTTGGCCCAGTTGTTAAATGTAATTGCGCGACCAATGTATTCTGAGCCTGATGGTAAAGTAACTACAATTGCTGAGCCTGATTTATCATTAATAAGCCAGTTATCCGTATCAGCTACAGTGAAGTCTGCAGTCTTTACTACTGGTGCAGTAGATGCATAGTACTCTGTTACCTTGGCGTAACCAGTGATTGATGCGCGATTTGTATCGATGTCGAATCCAACACCAGGAACTCTAAAGTTTGTAACTGAAGCGTTACCAACGGTTGCTTGGTTAGATACAGTTGCAGTTGTTGGTTCTGCGTCATATCCAAGTATGGTGTTATTAGAACCTGTTGTTAATGTGCTGCCGGCATCAGTTCCAATTATTGTGTTTTGATTACCAGTTGATAGTGTTGAAGCTGAACCACTACCTATTGCAATATTATTGCTACCAGTTGTGTTAGCAGCTAACGCATTTTGTCCTAGTCCAGTGTTGCTTGAACCAGTAGTATTAGCGCCTAATGCACTTGCGCCTATTGCTGTATTTGAAGAACCACTAGTATTTACGTCTAACGTACTGTTTCCAATCGCAGTATTATTAGAAGAAGTGGCTAACTGTAATGCGTTAAATCCAACTGCAGTGTTACCTGTACCAGAGACGTTAGTTTGCAGTGCTCCAGTTCCAATAGCAAGTCCAACGTTTCCAGTGTATGACTTCAATGCATACAAACCAATTGCTACGTTTGAAGCACCTGTAGTGTTTGACTGTAATGATGCAAGACCTATTGCTACGTTAAAATAACCAGTTGTTAATGCGGAAGCCGCGGTATGACCTATTGCAGTGTTTCCACCATAACCAGAAAATGCTCCAGCAGTAACAGCACCTAATGCATTGTAACCAATAGCAGTGTTGGCTACAGAGTTTGTAGCTACATCTAATGCACCAGAACCAATAGCAACGTTTTCTGCTCCAGTTATATTTGCACCTAATGCATTAAAACCAATACCCACGTTATTTGAACCGCTTGTGTTAGCGTCTAGTACTTGTGCGCCTATTGCGGTATTGTTACTAGCAGTACTGTTTCTTAATGCGTCTTGACCAATAGCGACGTTGTTAGTTCCAGTGACTGAAGACCCTAATGCTAACTGACCAATTGCAACGTTACCACTTACGGTGGTTAATTTTTCACCTGCGTTAGCACCAAACAAAACGTTACCACCACCAGTAGTTAAATCATGTCCTGCATAATAACCAATGGCTACGTTAGCTGTACCAGTAGTTAAAGCTTTTAATGCTTGAGTGCCAATTGCAACGTTTGGTGGTTGGCCAGATGGTCCAACAAAATCTGGCATTGCGTTATCGCCAATAGCAAGTTGAGAAGTACCATCTGTTAATTTATCAAGAGTTGATGCACCAATAGCAATATTTTGGCTACCAGATGTTACCTTTCGCATTGAATTTAGACCAATTGCAATATTATTAATACCTGTTATTATACCAACTCCATTGAAGCCGCCATTCATTGAATAATAACCAATAGCAACATTACCACTGCCACTTAGTGCGCTATAACCAGCAAAAGAACCAACAAATGTATTCTGTTGACCTGTTGTATTATAATAACCGGCGTTAGCTCCAAATGCAGTGTTTTGGTCAGCAGTAGTTATTGCTAAAGCATAGTGACCAACTGCAGTGTTGCGTTGCTGGGTAGTTACACCACCAGAATAGAAATCGCTGCCACCAAGTGCACGAAAACCTACGGCTATATTTCTATTACCAGTTGTAAGTTTTGATAAAGCTTCAGTGCCAAATGCATGGTTATATCCACCTGTAGTAACAACTTCCAACGCATATGCGCCTACTCCAATATTGGAACCACCAGTTGGTGCGGTTCCATTCATAGCTAGGTAACCAGCTGCATAGTTGAAGCCAGTGGCACCCGCATAATAAATATAACCAGCTGTTTGATAAACTTGCCAACCAGCACCTGTCGGGCCCGTTGCGCCTGTGGGGCCAGTAGCACCCGTAGGGCCCGTTGCGCCTGTGGGGCCAGTAGCACCCGTAGGGCCGGTATCACCCGTGGGGCCTGTATCACCCGTTGCGCCCGTGGGGCCTGTAGGACCGGTGAAGCCTGTCGGGCCAGTGAAGCCAGTCGGGCCAGTGAAGCCAGTCGGGCCAGTGAAGCCAGTCGGGCCAGTGAAGCCAGTCGGGCCAGTGAAGCCAGTCGGGCCAGTGAAGCCAGTCGGGCCAGTGAAGCCTGTAGGGCCAGTGGCTCCCGTTGCTCCAATAGGACCTGTAGGTCCCGTGGTAACAGTTGCTGTTAAGTTCCAAGCACCAATGCTTGTTGAATATGTCCAGCTTGCATCACCAGAAACAAATACTTGACCGTCTACTGGTGCGCTAGGAAAATTAATTGCCATTTAGGTGCTCCTTAACCTGTTGCCATTATGACCCAGTTAGTTCCATCAGAAACTAACGATGCCCACTTACCCGCAGTACCCGTTAATATTGCACTGCCTGCTACATCTGTGTCGATTGGTTTTACATTTGATGATGCTGAGCCAACTGCTTGCGCTTGAATTGTTTTAATTGTAACAATTCTTCCAGTATAATTTGCTGGTGTTGGTAGCGTTACAACGCATGTTGAACCTGATTTATTATTAATAATATAATTTTCTGTATCAGCTAATGTAAAATCTGCAGTTTTAATAACTGGTGCAGTTGTTGCAACATATCCAGTAAGTTTTAATTCGTTTGTCTTTGCCGTAATGCCAACACCTGGTATTCTAAAGGTTGAAATACTTGCACTGCCTAATGTTATTTCACCTGAAGTTGTTGCAGAAGATGCTGCAGCGCTGTTGCCAATAATAATATTGTTACTACCAGTGGTTAAATCATTAGTGCCTGAACTAGCAGCACTATTTCCAATAATTGTATTACTAGTACCTGTTGAAACCTGGTCTCCAGCTTGATTACCTATAGCAACGTTCAAACCATTTGTACTGTTTTCTAATGCAGCACGTCCTATTGCTACGCTGTTAATACCGACATCATTTATTTTTAATGCCTCGGTTCCAATTGCTAAGTTATTTGTTCCAATGGTATTGTACCTTAAAGCTTGTTCACCAATTGCAATATTAACAAAACCAGTAGTGTTTTCATATAATGCTTGATTACCAATTGCAATAAGACTGGTACCAGTAGTATTTAATCTAGCGGCATTGCTACCAATTGCTATGTTTTGAGATGGGCTTGTGTTATCTCCAAGTGCACCATTTCCAATTGCTATGTTGTCATCGCCGCTTAAATTGTCTCTTAATGCTTCATAACCAATAGCAATATTTCTATCACCAGTAGTATTTGTACGCAGTGAGTTAAGACCTACAGCCATATTAAATTGACCGTTGGTATTCTCTCTTAGTGCACTATTACCAATTGCAACGTTATAGTCACCAATTGTATTTGCATTTAATGTGGCGTTTCCAATTGCTACGTTGTCTGTACCAGTAGTATTAGCAAATAATGCACTAAGTCCAATTGCAACGTTATTTGAACCAGTACTATTTAAACTCAATGTTGATATACCAATTGCAACGTTGTTAGAACCAGTACTATTATTTTTTAATGAATTATAACCTATTGCTGTATTAATAGCGCCTGTAGTGTTTGATTCTAATGCTTCGTAACCAATTGCAATATTGTAATCACCAGTAGTTATTGCTTTAAGTGATTGATAACCAAATGCAATGTTTCCAATTGCACCTGTTGGTGAAATATTATTCATTGCTTCAAAACCGTAAATTGTATTGAACGGCGAAACAGTGTCAACTAATGCATAAGGAACTGAAGCTCCTGTCGGACCCGTCGGACCCGTGGGGCCAGTAAAGCCTGTCGGGCCTGTCGGGCCCGTCACGGTTGAGGTAGCACCTGTCGGACCGGTGAAGCCTGTGGGGCCTGTAGGGCCAGTCGGTCCCGTATTACCCGTCGGTCCAGTTGAGTTAGCTCCCGTCGGACCCGTGGCACCCGTGAAGCCCGTTGGACCCGTGGGGCCAGACAAACCTGTTGGTCCCAAGTTAGCTTCACCAAACTCAACCCATTGTGAACCATCTACGTCATTGTAGTAAATATAATTTCTACCATTAGCAGAGTTGTACCAAATGTCACCAGCCGTTGGGCCAGTTGGGGCAGTATCAGAGATTGTAGCCTTTCCTGAGGCTCCTGTGGGTCCTGTGGAGCCAGTGAAGCCAGTCGGTCCCGTTACAGTAGATGCAGCACCTGTAGGTCCCGTATAGCCCGTAGGGCCCGTGAAGCCAGTTGCGCCTGTCGAGCCAGTCGGGCCAGTGTTCTGGGTAAGATACGGAAGACCATTCCAGTTAGTTGTGCCGTCACCAATTTTAGCTTTACCAGTGTCATACTCAAAACCAATTTCGCCGGCTAAAAGAATTGGGTTAGCAGATGTCCAGTTAGCTGCTGTGTCACGACGGACTTGTACTATAACGGCCATATTAGAATCCTCTTCCCGGTTCGTAAAAATCTCTTCTTGTTTCAAAGTATGTGCTAGCAGTTCCTATTGCTCCTTGGTTGGCGTCAAAAGCCCCTACGGCTACTACACAAGAACCAGTCGCTGCTGCTGAGCTAACATTACTTGCTATTTTAGAATAAGTAAATGTTGTTGTGGTTGGTACTGTTGCTATTGTATACGTTCCATCAAACGTATTATCAATATTAGAAACATAAACGCTTTGTCCTACGGCGAATCCATGGGCAACTGGCGTTGTTAATGTGGCAATATTTGATGTCAATGCTTTATTGGAAACTGTAACTCCTGCTGCCATTGGTGTGGTATCTGGCACCAACAAATAGTGGAACTGAATAGAGTTAGCAAAGCCACCAGATACGACATCTTCTTGTTGATGGTCCATAAACAAAGAATCTTGTTGACGGTTGAGTTCACGCTTTAAAGTATTAAAGGCACGAACCATGTTGGCATTGGACCTGCCCTGAATAGAGCTAGACTCGTAGTATCCCCATACTGCTCTCATTAGTCTTCTTCTTCTACCTTAGTGATTGATATAGTTGGTTGTTTCTTTTGCGACAATTCCAAAATCATAGAATGCAAGTCTTCATCTGACAACTCTTTAACAGATGAGACATTGTTCACATTAACAGTCTGGACCTGCTGCATAAAGCCAGTGGCCTTTAAATACAGTTCGGCACTCTTAACATCACCAGATACACCCTTAGTATATAATGCATCAAGAAGTGCTTGAGTTCTTTCTGGAGATTGTGCCAAACCTTTGACGCCAAGCTCCCAGCGTTCTTTAAAAACTTTATTCTTTTCCCATAGACCTAAAGTATTAATATGCACATCATGAATTTCAGCCCAAGCCTTCTTCGTGGTTGGGGCTTTAGAATCATCTGGAGTTAGCAGCCAAGCAAGATATGCCTCTTGGGTTTCACTCAAAAATAAGCGTGATGTTTTGGCCATAAAATTGGATTCCTTTTTTTTCTTATCTATAAGAGATAAATCTTTTACATGGCTAGTATAGCACCTGGCATTGGATATGTAAATGTTACAGTTGTGTTACTTTTTCCTAAAGTTTGTTAATGGGAAAAGAAATGTGTATACTATAGAGACATAACAATTGAGCAGTTGTCCTAAGGACCGCAAACCCAGCGTGACACGGGTTGCAGGTGAGAACCCTTGGCCACAGAAAGCTTTAAGGCAAGTTGTGGTGAGCCTAGCGTAAGACGCGTAAATGGTCGTCGTGTTACGGTATAGAGATAGACGGGTTGTTCGACGTTAAATAAAACAACCGGGGGGGATTAAAGAAGACTGTTTAAAAATAGAAGCATTAACTAATAATAATAATATTATAATATTAATAATAATAACTTCTAAAGAGATTAAAGCATTAGAAATAATAATATAATTAAAACTTGCACTTCTTGCTAAAACAGGGTACAATGTATATATAACCAATTAACAGGAGAATATAATAATGTCAAATCCAGCAACAGAAAAACAACTAGCCCTTATTGCCAAGCATAACATGCCTGTGCATTCAGATACCTTAACAGTAAAAGAAGCATCAGCAATTATAGATGAGTTTGCTAAAGCTAATGGTTGGGCACAGAAGCCTTATACCCCAAAGGCCGCGGCACCTTCAGTAATGCCAGATTCGTTTTAATTTTTTTTTATTTTTGATTGGTAATATATCATTATGGCACGTAAAGCTAAACCCGTAATTGAAAGAATCTTTAATAAGATTAAACTAGACAAAGGTTGCTGGATATGGCAGGGTAGTAAATCAAATTCAGGCTATGGTCAAATTTCTTATGATGGTCGTACATGCTACGTGCATAGAACTGTTTACGAACTGTTAAACGAAGCAATTAAAGAAGGTAACGTTATTATTCACTCTTGTGATAATCGTAGTTGCTGTAATCCTGAGCACCTTAGTCAAGGTACGCAAAAAGCTAATATGCAAGATGCAAGCTCTAAAGGAAGAATGGCCCATAGAAATAAAAAACACATGCTAGAACTATCTAGTAAATATAAACAATCAATGGGTTTATTATAGATTTGATTTGCATTGGGCTCTAAGGTATGCTACACTATAAGCCTCGTAGGAAGGTCCTAGGAGACCTTAGGGTAGAACTTAGGGTTACATACTATCGTGAGATATACTTAATAGTAACTGTTTCTAGGTTGGGGACAACTTAGGGCTCCGTATTGAAAAGGCTTAGGGTTTCCATTCCCTAGGTCTTTTCTTTTATATGCATACAATTCAGCAATACCCTGAATTAGCCTGAAAGGATTTGGCATGTTTGAATTAGAACCAGAACACAACTTGTGGGATAACGAACACCCAGAGTGGTTTATATATGACGTAGAGTTGCTTAATGCTTGGTACTGGGAACAATTTGAAGATGATATGGGGCATACCGGTACTTAAGAAAACAATGCCGGGGGGTCTTAGGTTTTTATAATATCCGCTTCGCCTTGTATTAAGTGGTACTTATGTGAATAAGGGTATGCAGGGGGGGTGGGTATGGGGTGTGCGTATGTATGTGCATACGTGTACTTGGCACACACTGGCTACATGCAGGCTATGATGAGGGTGCACACAGAGACACAGCAGCACAGAGCAGCACAGCAGAGGCAAGCACTGATATATCATAAGGATATCAATGGCTAACGCAGAGGATGTGATGAGGATAACCACTGAGAGTGGTCAGAGCTGGATATAACCCCGTGTTATTCTTGTCTTATCCCCTACAATAACCACGGAGAGTGGTCAATAAACTACGCTATTCTTTAATTAAACAGAGCCCTATTAGCAAAGCAGAGCCAACCTATCAGGCTAATCCA